AACAGGTTATCTCGAGAGTACTTGCTGCGCTCCAAGAACTCCGGGAATAACAACGACATAGTCGGCCGTATCACGACTCGTGACACGGCTCTTTCAGACAGACCCTCGTCAGCCAGAGTTGTGAATGCATATTCGGATCCGAGCTATCTTTCGACGAGCGACCTGTTCAGGATTGCGCTGCGACGACTGGAACCGGACCTCAACGCCACCAGAACAGCGGCATTATTTCGTGAGGGCAATGCAGGCAACCCGTATGCACGATCGAAGGCCATACAGATGCACACTGCGGACACAGATGGAGGTCGTCGGAGTATTTATCAGCGGCTCGCGGCACTACGGATCTCACCTTCGAACGAAGGACCATCGGTGGCTCGCGACGTTTCGCCAAACGCTCGTCAGCAATTGGTTTGGACCCGCCGCGCGTTGCCAATTGAGGCACCTGGTAGCGGCGAACGGGCGAATCGCATTTCACAGCTTTCCGCGCACAACGAAATCACTCGATTCCTCACCTGTCTGCGGGTCGGGGCCAATAGATTGATTGAGGCGATTCGTCCCTCGTTGGACGTTCGCGCCATGTTTTCTCAAAGCAGATCCGCGAAAGCAGCTACGGCTTTCGAATCTTTTCCTTTGGAAGATGCGTTGGCAGCAGGTCGAGGCAATAGACATCCTGGATTACCGATCCCCAATCGACCGTCGCAGGGCATCTCAATCGAAGGAAGAGACACCGCTAAACGCCTTACTCTACCGCGGCTCGCTTTCACGGACACGTCCCCGCTGTTCGCCACAACTTTGCTCAAGCGATGGCTCGCGGCCGGCCCAGGCGCACAAATGAGGAAAGGATGGTCTGCATCATCACAAGCGAACGTTTTTGAACCAGCCCATACTCTTTCACGCGCCACCAGATCTAGCAGTAACTTTGGTGAGCTGCGTAATCCGGTTACGATCAATTTTTCACCCACTGTGGTGGTTTCAAACAGTGGAGAACACGGAAGCATCGAGGACAAGGTCCTGGAAACGATAAGACAACACAGTTACGAAGTTGTTCGTCTGGTCGGCCGTGAGGTGCACGCTCAGCGCCGCGCTGCCTTCTGATCGAAATATCGGGCAATCGGACCACGCGTGGGCTTTGAACGCCTCAAAAAAACGAAAACGCGTTAGCGGGTAGTATATGTTTGCGGTATTCGGTGAAATTTTGTTCCAGGTGTTGAACTCTCCGAACGGATTCGAGTCCGCGCGGTCGTGGGACTATGCCGAGCATCGAGTGGTCGAAGATCGGCCCAAGTTACAATGGATCGCGAATGCACTCGAGACGCTCGAACTCGATTTTCATTTCCATGCTTCCTTCACAGACCCAACGGCCCAACTTGAAGCGTTAATCGCGGCGGCAGACGACCACAATGCGCGCCCGCTGGTATTCGGAAACGGCACGCATCGCGGATATTTTATCGTGTTAGGGATCCGTACGACGTCAACCCAGATGAGCTCCGACGGCCGTCTGATTGCGCTGACCACACGAGTCGGTCTGAAGGAATGGGCGTTCGAAGCCGAAATCAACTCGGCGGCTAATCCGATCGCATCCTTTCCTTTGCTCGGTATGGTCGCGGCGCCACCGGGGGTCGACACAAGTTCCATCGCGAATGCTGGCGCCAGCGGATTGGGAACTGCCTTCAACACGCCAGCCATCAACTACCTGCCGCCGCGGATCGCATCACCCGGGGTATCGCCTCTACTCAAACTTCCCTCTACCCCTGGCCTACCGACGATTCATTTGACCGTCGGAGACGTGGCACCGGACCGGATCGTACGCGCCCCCCGCTAGAGCGACGAAATGCGTGAATGAATCACCGGTGCCCTAATTTCGCTAATTACGAGCTTCACGGATTCTGTACACGATGCTTCAAACACAATTCATAGCTCATGTCACGGTATCCGGGGAACGATGGGATTTGTTGGCCTGGAACTACTATGGCGATGCCACCTTGTACTCTCCAATAATCATGGCAAATCCCACAATCTCAATCGAGCCGACGTTCGAAGCCGGGCTGCAAATCGCAATACCTCTTTTACAGGTGAGCCAGAGTGCTACGACGAATTTACCGCCGTGGAAGCTGCACCAATGATTAAGCGTACCTCACGCGGCGCGCATCTCGTCCAACTCCGAAAGGACGTGAACTGAATGGCAGGCATCACCACATTTCCGGTGCGCGCGCCACAATGGGTGCTCACTTATCGAGGTGTCAACATCACGAACGACATCTCACAGATGGTGACGTCGATAACCTATCTAGATCGTTTGGACGGTGCTTCCGGAGTGCTCGAGGTCACTTTGGAAGATCATGAAAAACGTTGGCAAGGGCCCTGGCAGCCGGTAGAGGGCGACCAGGTCAACTTGATGATCGGATACTCTGACGGTCCGTTACTTCCGTGCGGCGATTTTCAAATCGACGATCTGTCGCTGGACGGACCACCTGATCTATTCCGGATGGGCTGTCTCGCGGCGTACATCACGCCGGCCATGCGCACCGCGAACAGTACCGGATATGAAAATCAGACACTGACACAAATCGCCGCGACAATCGCATCGAAGCACGGCATGACCATGGTGGCGGCCGATAGTCCGCAAGCTCCTGCCTTCGCTCGCATCACGCAACGTCAGGAAAGCGATCTCGCGTTTTTAAAACGACTGGCGCGGCGACACAATTACGAATTCACGATTCGTGGCACACAGCTGGTATTTTATGCTCGAGAGTCGCTAGAAAGTTCGGCGCCGATCGCCACGATCTCGCGAAGCGACTTGTTGCGCTTCGAGTTCCGCTTGAAGACACATCGCATTTTCAAGGCATCGCAGGTTTCGTACTTTCAACCCGAAGCCAAGCTGTTAGTGACAAACACGGCCACGGAGACAACGGACACGCCGACCGGCGATACACTTAAGCTAGTGGCTCGTTGCGAAAATGGCCCCCAAGCCGCCCTCAAGGCGGAAAGTGCTTTGCACGCGGCGAACATGGTGCGTGAGCATGCGACTTTCATCGCGGTCGGCGCGACCGTTTATGCGGCCGGCAGCACGGTCACAATCACCGGCTTCGGCTTCAATGACGGAACCTACCTGATTGAAAGCGCGCGCCATCGGTTGGAGAGAAACACCGGATACACGACGGAGCTAACGCTGCGTCGAGTCTAATAAGAGGGCGCCACTCGCCGTTGCTCAGTGGAATAATTGTCCTACGAAGCCCAGAGGCTGGATTATTAAACACCGTCCTTGCCAAATGTGTCGGTTTTTCGTGGGCGGATGGAGAAACGAGGTGGCAACTGCACATTCCACAGTCCATTGGCGCTGGTCAACGAGTCTTCCTGGATCTCAACAGCCCTCACCGATCAGCGCTGCACGAACGTGACGATTGACTATAGCTACTCGAGCGAATCACTAACAGAAAGCCACTGACTGCGGGAGATTTGACAGTGTTTCGAGTTGGGATCGTGAAGACACAGGACGCTGTTAACGCTCGAGTGCGCGTGACGTTTCCCGATCGCGATCAGCTGCAAAGTTGGTGGTTGCCAGTGGTTTTCGCGAAGACGCAAAACGACAAGGCCTACTGGATTCCGGACGTCGGCGAGCAAGTGGTTTGCACCATGGATGAATATGACGAAGACGGAGCCGTGCTAGGTGCAATTTACTCGAGTGCGGACCATCCACCCGTCTCGAGCGTCGACAAACTGCATTGGGGAATCAGCGACGGCGCTGCATTCGAATACGACCGAGCGGCTCACTCGTTTCAAATAAGTATTCCAAGCGGTGGCACAGTGACTATTTCCGCGAACGGAGCGTCCATCGCGATTGATGTGTTGGGAAATGTAACTATCAACGCCGCGGGACAAATCGTATTAGCGGGAGGCGGCCCGGCGGTCGCTCGCATAGGAGATGCCACAATATGCCCGGCGGGGACGGGGCACATAGTCAGTGGAAGCGCGAAGGTGAACGCTGGATGACAAGCTCACTACTCAACCGGACGTGCTGTGCCTTGCGATGAGTGCCGGCGCAATCACATTGGCCGATATCACCTCGGCCGACTGGTCAATGGCGCTCGACACTCCAGGTACGCCTGGATCGGGCATCGGAAATGTCGTGCAAGGTGTGGCCGACGTGAACCAATGCATTCAGATTATTCTGACCACGTCGAAGGGAAGCGATCCGTTGCGGCCAACCTTTGGCGCGGACGTCTGGCGCTATATCGACTCGCCGATAGACGCCGCAATCCCGGCGATAGTGCGAGAAGTCACCGAGGCGATTTTACGCTGGGAGCCGCGCGTGACGCTGGTAGCGATCAATGTAACGCCAGTTCCTGCCGGAGACGCCCAAGCGGGGGCGCATCTCAATATCCGAGTGACATGGCGGCTTAAGTTAAGCGTTAGTGGCGCAAAAACGTCGCC